GTTATGCGGATCAATCCTTGCGATCATTTTTCGGATACAGGTAATCGTGCATTGTTTCGTAATCTTCCTTTGTGGCTTGATTGTCGAATTCCTTCGGATTTTCAATCGTTCGCTTCTGCGGCTCGAAGTTCAATACCCCTTCCGGCCAATCCACAATGCCTGGATCGATGCGATAGAAAAACATCGGACCAACCACGATGGTCGAATCCCTCCAGCAAGCTACATGCTTCCCATCGTGCCGATCCAATCGTTCGGCGTTCGGCCACAACGCTTTAACGTGTGCCCACGCCTGCTCCAGACTCATCGCCATCATTACCCTCGCATAACAAAAAAATGCACCGGAGTTGCCGTCCGGCTGTTTCCTCAACGATACTCACCGGCGGCAACCCGGTGATTTTGTGCGTTATGCGGACAGCTTGATTGCTCTAATCTGTCCACCTTGAATAACGAACAAACCAAGCACCCGGCAGGCGTCGAGTCCTGCGTCTCTGGATTGCTCCAGAATGTTCGCTACACCACGGATACGTCGAAAGGAGTCTCGAAGGCTGGCTATGTTTTTTGTCCGGCTGTGCCAGCAAACCGGAGCCCTACCGAAGCGTCAAGTAACAACCGCCTCGGCAACAGGTGATCACTTAGCATCATAAATTCGATATTGCTGCTGCATCCATTCAATCGAGTTTTGGACAATTCCATGAACCTGATCCCATTCGCCAGCAGTTAGATGTGCAGCATGTCGCAGGATCCCGCCACAGATGCGACCCGGCAGTCCGTTCCAATGGTGGCAACTGGTCACTGCCATCACAGGCTGGTAGCCAGCGTCGTAAAGGTGGTCGTAGATCCTATCCATCAGATCGCCCACAGCCTGGTGCTTCTCTTCCGGCTTGACGCCAGACCAGTCGATCGCGCTGAAAACCAGGAACCATTCGTCACTACCGCAAATTCGGATGATTTTTTTGTCCATTGCCCTGCCTCCAAAGTAAGTTTCAACCGTCGATCAACTCGCCGTTCTGAATCATCTTCTTCAGGCTCGACAGCCTGGCCGTAGTGTCGCGGGTGGTGGTGATGGGGACCAGGTGAGTCCTGATACCTTCCGAATCATCGATCCACACAGCGTACAGGTGTGGCTTGCGTCCCTGCGACTGCAGCTTGCAGGCTAGCTCAGCAGCCACCTTAGCAGCTGCTCCGCGGTACGCCATCGTGTGGCGACCATCCAAACCAATCTGAAACTGGACATCGATCTTTTTCGTTGTGCTGCTCATCGTCCCGACTCCTCGTTAGTGTTGCTGCCATCAGTCGCACCGTTGCGACCACACAAGCAGTATCGGCAAAACTTCCCGCCGTGTCCAGTCCAGTTGGAAGATTTTGTAAAAAATTTTTGGCGATATGGGAAATCGCAAGGGAACCAAAGGAAACCAACGTTTGCCAAAGTGCAGTACTCATTGGACACTTGGTATCTGAGCAGTACTGCCACTTGTGGGGGTGGTCAATAGTTTGCATCGGGGCCATGCGAACAAATGAAAGAACTCCTCAAATCAGCCCGAATTAATGCACAACCGACTTTTACCGTGTGTGAAATAACTCCGTATAGAAAACCCAATAAAAATAAGGATAATATATATATATATGTATTTACTACACAACTTCATTGGCTATGTCTTTCTTCCCTGTTTTGGCCTGATTCAGGGGGTAAGTCTCTATTTTAAGGGGCAAAATGTGCAATAATGGAAATCCACCAGCAAGGAGGGGATCATGGAATACCGGCTACCGTGGCCGCCCAGCGTGAATCACTACTGGCATCAACGAGGCAGCCGAAGATTCCTATCGGCCAGGGCCAGGGACTACAAACAGGCAGTCGCCGCTGTGGTCACCGAAGCGGGCAGGGAGGCCATAGGGCCCAAGGATCGCGTCTCTGTGTCGATCGTGCTGAGACCACCGGATCGCAGACGCAGGGACATTGACAACACGGCCAAAGCGATCCTGGACGCCCTGGCTGGGGCGGGGGTGTACGACGATGATTGCCAGATCGATCGGCTGTTGATCGAGCGTGATCGCATGACCGAAGAGGGAATCGCTATCGTCAACGTGTGGAAGATTAGCTAAACTGATGCAGGCGTCGCAGAATGAGAAAAAATCGTCTCAAAATGGGATTTTTGCGTCTCAGTTTGAGATTTTCGCTTTCGGGTCCTTCCCTGCAGGTTGCGTGCCATAGCCGCGAGAAACGCCATAAACACGCGAAATTTTATTGCTTTAGTTCCCGCCGGAAAAATTTCCAAATTCTTTTTGGATTTTGGTTGTCACTTTGGCACGCTTCCCTGCTTTATGTCCTGTAGGAGGATCTGCACATGTTTCGTGTTTCTGCCGACGTTTCCCAATTCCATCAGGAACTCTTGGCCGCTGCTCGTGAATCTGGCGATCGGTCGCTAGTTTTCCGGATCCGGTCGCTTCGACTGTTCCCTCGGGCACTTGCTAGGTTGCATGACGAATGCTGCCAGGAAGTGGTCGAGCGATACGAGGCCAACGATGACAGCCTGCCAGCCGGCGCGGTTTCGTACTCCACAGGATCCGATGGAGTAGCTATCTACGGTGTGAACTGGGAAGGCCTGGCTGGGTTCCTGAAGGAGATCCTGCCGCTGGTCGTCGAGCTGCTGCCTGTCATCCTCAAACTCTTCGGGGTTTGATCGATGCGACTTCTGCCGATTGTTCTCTGGTGTCTTTTCTCGTCGCTCGCCCTCGGCCAGTACGGCCAGCTCACTCTATCCGTCACGCCCAAGACGGTTTTGGCCGTTGAATCCGCTGAGCCCGTAAACCTCCACGGGAATCTCATCCTGGCCGAGGGCAGCGCGACAGTTACGAAGCGACCTGCCGCACTGATCGCACTGACAACCGATTGCAAATTCTGGGACGTCACAGCCAGGCGAACCTGGAGCGAATCGGGCGAGCTGGTGGAGATCTCCAGAACTGACGGAACCCAGGAGTTGATCCTGACCGGGGAACCTGGCGAGTATCTGGTTGAGGCAATCGCTTTTGACGCCGAAAGAGGCATCGCCCGCGCTTCGGCTGTTGTCAGGCTTGGCGAGGTAACACCCGATCCCGATCCAGTCCCACCTGGACCACCAGCACCTGACAGCCTGCCGGTTGACTTTGATCGATTGGCATCTAGAGTGAACGGTTGGGCTGCTGGTGTCCCGCGCCGCAAAGAGTACGCAGCAATCTACCGATCCTATGCTGAGAGGATCGCCAATGATCCAACGCTGACTGTGGGCGGTGCTGGCAACCTTATGAGCGTTGACCTCCAAGCACTCACCCGGATGCTCCCTGAATCCGATCGGCCCAAAGTGCGATCGCTCTTTGAGTCAATCAACCAGGATCTTCAGGGACGCTGGCCGCTCTCGAAGGGAGTGCTTGCGGTGTACTGGTCCTGCGTTGCTTCTGGACTGGAGGCTGGCCAATGAGCGGACTAGAGCACGCAATCGGCCCAATGGGTTGGGGTGATGGCACCCTGACCGAAGCGGAGATGATCCGGGTTGAGAATGAGACCTACGAACGCGCCGCCGCCGATATGCCGGTGGCGTACCGTTCAAGGCCAACCAACAACGACATCCTTCCCGGGATCCGTAGGCGCTGGGTTGAAGCTATGGCCCGCAAGGGCATGGCTGACAACTCGATGTGCCTCAACACGCTGGAAGAAATCACCGTAGGCCGCAAGTACAACTGGCTACCGCAGGACATCGGATCATGCGTTGCGAGCAACACCTTTCGCGTCTGGGTTCAGCGAGCGATTGCACAGATCGCAGCAAGGGGCGACGCGGAGGAGTATCTTGGGCGAGCGGAGTTTGGCGCAGATTCGATCGCCCCTTACGCGCCGCAGTCTTACGGAATGGCTCGAAAGCGTGCAAACATGCGGGGAATCGACGGGCTGTACTGCGAGCCAATGGCGGAATCGCTTATGAAGGATGGGGTCTTGGATTGCGGCACCCCGAAACTATTGGAGATCCTGAAGAGCCAGGGAGCTGATGGCGAGCGGATGCTACCTGAGCCGATCGGCAAGCCATCGCTTTACAGGGCGTTCGGCAATTGGCAGTACATCGAAGAGCTTCGGCAGTTCTGTGACCACCGCTTGCTGGCCTCGGTGAAGATCGAGTCAGTCGATCAACATCTGGAAGCATCAAAGCAGATGAAGACTGCTTTCATGTGCAGCATGATCGCAATCAAAAAAGTCGGCAATCACCCTGACGGGTTCCCAATTCATGGCCGCGATCCCAATGATCGATGGGCTCACAACATGGGTTGGAGTGGTCATTTCTACGACCGCTCCGGCAAGCTCTATTTTATCCTCAACAATACTAGTTGGGGCGGTAAAGCGATGTACAACATCCCAGCCGAGGAGCTTGAGCGGTGGTACAAGGCGAAGCTACCAACCGTGATGACCCTCGAAGAGATTGACCTGCCAGATTCACCTCCCTTGATCGTGATTGAATGAGTAAATCCACGATGGCAAACGAACTCGTTCCATACATTGCTCCCGTCATCGCTGCTATGGCTGGCGGAATTGCCGCGCTTTGGAAGCATCAGGAGACACGCAACGCAAAGCAGATCGAGGACATGCGGAATGACTTGGAGAAGTGCGCTCAACAGTCTGAAGAATGCTACGAGGATCGGCTGAAGCTAAATCAATCGGTCGCCAGGTTGGAAGAAAGAGTCAACCAACTGCATCCTAAAGCGGAGTCATGATGGACTACTCAAAACTTGTGGCAGAACTCCGCGACCCTGCTTACGAAGCACTTACCGATGCACAGGCAGCGGCAGCCATCAACGCAAAGCTGGTCACTGTTCGGGCACCTGTTGAGACCTGGCAGGTGAAGCAGTTTTTAATTGAGCAATCAATCTGGCCTGGCTTGAAGTTGACGCAAGAGGACCGCGAAGTACCGGCTGCGATCCGTGGGCTGTGCATCAGCGTGGTCGATTGGGTTGACGACGCCGCTGGCGATGGTGGGCCGTTTGAAATCTCGACCGACCTGATTCAGTGAGGGGAACGATGAGCTACCGCAAGGTGATCGAAGCGATCCAAGGATGGGAAGACCTGACCGAAGCGGAGGTGATCGATGCAGCGATCCGGCAGGAGCATGTTTACGCCGATCCGGACAGGTGGACCCTGCTCGGGTTCGCGACGATCATCGGACCGGAGAACGTTCAACCGTTGATCGATTTCTTGGGGACCATCGGACTCGGTTGGATCGCATCGCAGGCGGCGGCTGGTGGTGTGCCGATCGGCGCTGCTGACTTCAACGCAGCGATGCGCGCGATCCCTCATCCGTCGTGTCAGATGTTGGCAGATCGCGGGCGTCGGATGGTGTCGCTGTGCGAGCTGTTCACGGTGCCTGAGGATTCTTCCGCGATTGCGAATGGTCTGCGGTCGATGAAGGTGGCAAAGGCGAAGGCCGCTAAGTTGAGCTCGGGTTCCGGGCGCTACAATTCCTACGTGGCCGCAATCGAAGCGTGGAATGGTGACCCTGCGACGGAGCCTGTTCTGTGACGATTTCCCGGATTAGTTCCGCATCTGCCGCTTCTGATTCTGTCACTCTCGGCACGCACGCCGCTGGTGACATGATATTCATCTGGTCGTGGAATGACGGATCGGCAACGGTTCCATCACTGCCTGCTGACTGGCTGAGCATTCACACCGCCACCGCCGCGACGGGATCTTATCGGCTTGGATACAAGCTGGCGGCCAGTGGCAGCGAGACATCTGGAACATGGACCAATGCCGACGGGCTCATCGCTGTTGTTTATCGCTCGAATGTTGGTATCGTTGTGCCTGCATTTTTTGCAACGAACACGGCCACTAATACGACCGTCGCATATTCGGCAATCGTGGCCGCCGCGAACCGCGAAAACGTTGACCAGTGGTTTTTCGGCGCCGCTGTTCAGCGCAACGAAACGAACGCTCTAGAGACTGCGCCAAGCGGAATGACAAATGTGACTAGCCAAGTCGGCACTGGTTTCAAGATGGCTTGGCACGATACGAACGCTGATGCGAATTCATTCACCGCTGCGAACGTGTCCGTGACAACCTCCGCTCTTTGGCGAACTGTTGTTGTCCAGGTTTTCGAGCAAGCATACCCGACATCGAGCGGTGGCGGCGCGATGTTTCTTCCTCGTGGTTTTGACGGGGGATATTTTGGATGAAACGAACGATAAAGGCCGGAACGACCGACTTTAACTTGACCGTGATTGCTTACGACAACACAAGCACGAGCGGTGCTGGGCTCTCAGGCCTTACTCACACCACCAGCGGTCTAATTCTTGAGTACAGGCGATCAGGTGATTCTTCATGGACTCAGCTTGGCGTAGGAACTGGACTGGTTGCTGGTACCTTGGGGTCTTATGTGAGTGGCGGTATCGTTGCGAGCGGTTCCCGCTCTGGGAGATACCAAATAGGCATCCCTAACGGGGCGATCGCAGCAGGTGCCACATTCGTTGAGATATGTCTTCGCGGCGCGACAAACATGCATCCGGTCGACATAGAAATTCAGCTCGATGCCGTTGACTACCAGACCGACGCATTCGGTGCACTCAAGCCAACCACGGCTGGTCGAACGCTCGACGTCTCTTCTGGTGGCGAGGCTGGCATCGACCTTGCCAACGTTGGCTCTCCATCGACGACTCTGAACCTGAGCGGAACAACGATCAAGACGGCGACGGACATCGAAGTCGATACGCAGGACATCCAGAACCGTCTCCCATCCGGCTTGGTTGGTGGTCGCATGGCGTCGATCGCGGAAGTTGTCGGCGACAAGACAGGCTACAAGCTAGCCTCCGATGGATTGTCGCTTGTCACATCATGGGCTGTTGGCATCACTGGCAACATCACCGGCAACTTGTCCGGTTCGGTTGGCAGTGTGACTGGTTCCGTTGGAAGCGTGACCGGTAATGTTGCCGGATCAGTCAACAGCGTCACCAGCCCAGTTACGGTGGGGACTAATAACGACAAGACAGGCTACGCACTGACGCAAGCTTTCCCGTCTAACTTCGCCGCGCTTGGAATTAATGGATCTGGTCACATCTCCCGCGTCACGCTGGTCGATACCACGACCACGAACACTGACATGCGAGGAACTAACAACGCGGCACTGGCCAGCAATTGGACCGCGACAAGGGCTGGATATCTCGATTCCGTTTTGATCGCAGCGAACAGCAATCGCACGGTGCAAGTGACTGGATCACATCACGTAGCCGCCGACATCCACGAACTACAGCCCGCAGTCATTGATAACACCCACTTTGCCGCAGGTGCGATCGACTCCAATGCACTCGCAGCATCTGCCGCGACTGAGATTGCAACGGCTGTAGGTGCTCTTACTCAGTTGGTCGATCTAACAACGATGATCGTCAACGACGGAACCGCCAACGCTCGCTTCTCTACCTCCGCTCTCCAGAATGCTCCATCTGGTGGAGGTGGAGGCGGGACCGGCACGGGTGCCAGAACTGTGGTTGTCACCGTGGCGCTGTCAGCATCGCCCGTTGAAGGTGCCAGCGTTAGGCTGACCAAAGCCGCTGAAACCTACGTTGGATCTACCAACGCATCAGGCCAAGTCACGTTCAACGTTGACGATGGCACATGGACCGTTGCCATCACCTCGCCAGGTGCCACCTTTGCAGGCGCGTCCCTGGTAGTCGATGACGATGAGGCCGTTAGCTACAGCCTGACAGCGATCAGCATCACGCCAAGCCCGGCAACCCAAATCACCGGATACTACACCTGCTACAGTCATCTTGGAGTGGTTGAGGCTGGAGTATCGATCACCATGCAGTTAGTCGGGCTTGCTCAGGGTTCAGTTGGCCTGGCACTGGATAACCGCCTGCGAACCGTGACAAGCGACGCAAACGGTGTGGCACAGTTCACCAACCTTTTCCCAGGGTGTCGTTACAAAGTCTATCGCGGAGCTGCTGAAAATAAGGCTTGGTATGTCATTCTGCCTGATACCGTGACGGGCGACCCAGTTGAGCTGGGATCAATCTATGGCGACGATGAGTGACAACCGCAAGGACAAGCTTGCCGAGCAGTACCGCGTCCACCGCGAAAAGATGGCGGAGCGGATGCGCCAGCAGGCTAAAGCCGCCGCGGACATTGGCGAGATTCCGCCAATTGGCGATCCAGTCCGCAGGCAGGAGGCGATGGACAGCCTCCGCGCTTACTGCGAGATTTACCGCCCGTCAGCATTCCACCTGGGTTGGTCTGATGACCACTTGCGAGTCCTGGAGCGGATCGAAACCACCGTCAAGGCTGGTGGTCTATTCGCAATGGCGATGCCCCGTGGTTCCGGCAAAACAACGATCGCCATCACCGCCGCTACTTGGGCTCTGCTTTGCGGGTTCCGTCGCTGGGTGTGCTTGGTGGGTGCCACTGAACCCAAAGCCCAGAAGCTTTTGAACGGCATCAAATCTGAGCTACGGTTCAACCCGTTACTACTGGCCGACTTCCCCGAAGTCTGCTATCCGATCGTGCTGCTAGATGGCAAGCCAGCTCGGGCGAATTCGCAGACGTACCGAGGCAAGAATACCGCGATCCGATGGCTGGCCGATAACATCATGCTGCCGACGATCGAGGGTAGCCAGGCTTCAGGATCACTGGTATCAGTTTGTGGTATCACTGGCGATATTCGAGGACAGCAGGAGACGACACCAGATGGCGAGGTTATCCGCCCCGATTACGTGATCCTGGATGACCCACAGACGCGGGAATCCGCCAAGAGCGGAACCCAGAACGATGATCGCTTAGCCATCGTCAACGGCGACATTTTGGGCCTCGCTGGTCCTGGTGTAAAGATCGCTGGTGTGATGCCTTGCACAGTCATCCAGCGTGGCGACATGGCGGACCAATCGCTAGATCGTCAGGTCTCCCCTGAGTGGCACGGCGAAAGAACCCAGTTGCTTTATGGTATGCCCGAAAAGATGGATCTTTGGCAGCGGTATCAGGAGATCCGGGAAGCGTGCTTCCGTAACGGCACCGATACCACCGAAGCCACGGAGTTCTATCGTGACAACCAGGCCGAGATGGACAAGGGAGCCCGCGCCGCTTGGGAGGATCGTTTCAACGAGGATGAGCTATCAGCGATTCAAAACGCAATGAACCTCTACTTCCGGGATGAAGGTGCGTTTTTCGCGGAGTATCAAAATCAGCCGATGGAGCTCCGCGCTGATGATACGATGCTGAGCGAAACCGCACTCGCTAAGCGGATGGGCCACACTCCAAAGGCTATTGCACCAGCGAACACCACCAAGCTTGTCGCAATGGTTGACGTACAGCAGGAGATCCTTTTCTATGCTGTCACCGCCTGGCGTCACGATATGACTGGCACAGTAATCGAGTACGGAGCATGGCCAAATCAGCGAACGACGAATTTCCGAATGACTGGTGTTAGGAACAATTTCACCAAGCAATTTCCAGGCGAGTCATTGGAATCGAAGATTGCCAAAGCACTGACAGCAATCGAGAAGGATCTATTCAGCCGCACCTGGAAGACTGAGGACGGGCTGGAGCTCGCAATCAATCGGATGCTGATAGATGCCAACTGGGGGCTCAGCCGCAACATCGTTTACCAGCATTGCCAGCGATCAACTCATAAGGGATCGATCTATCCATCGCACGGCAAGGGGATCGGTGCATCGAATGAGCCACTGAACGCGAACCACACCAGGCGACTCGGGCGGGCTGTTGGCCAACATTGGCGGGTGGACAGGGCAAAGGACAGCCCGATTCGGCACGTCCTATTCGACGCCAATTGGTGGAAGAGTTTCCTTCATTCCCGCCTATCAACCGAACCAGGTACACCTGGCAGTCTCACGCTGTACCAGGCGAGCGGGATCGAGCATGAGACCATCGCCAAGCACCTACGCGCAGAGTTCCCTGTGCGAACTGAGGGACGCGGTAGGACGGTTGATGAATGGAAGATTAAAGCGGATCGCCCTGACAACCACTGGCTAGACTGTTTGGTCGGGTGTTGTGTCGCCGCCTCGGTTGAGGGTTGCAGATTGCCCAGCGACGCGGGACCAAAGCGGAGGCGATCAGCCGCACAGATGCCACAGGTGACCACAGGCGAGCAGCCACCAGCCACCCAGCAGCCACAGCAGGAAGCACCAAGGAAGCGACATCGCGGGAGCGTTGACTACCTATGAACCAGCCAAAGAAGAAGCCGCCCACCGTTTCCTACGAAGTCCCTTGCTGCCCGCATTGCGGAAAGTGTGGCGGGCTATTAAAGCAGCAGGGGGCCCACTACCACGCCACCTACCCGGAATTGAATCAGGAGATCCGACGATTCCGGGTTAGTTGCAAGTTCTGCAACCAGCCATCTATTCTGCGAGAAGTTGGTCCAATCTCGCCAAAATAGTCAGAATCTGTTAGGTAACTCGGGCGAAAATCGCCTCTTTTCTGCATTTATGTTTATATGACAAATGCAGATTTCTCTGAGCGTAATCGCAAATTGGAATTCGCCAAGCAGATGGTGGATTCTCTAGAGACCCAGATCGCCTCCGGCGCTGGGATCGTCAGCGTCTCCGTTGACGGAACGAGCGTCGATTTTGACCGCTCGCAGGCGATGAAAGAGCTTCAGTATTGGCGGAAGGAAGTCACCCGCTACAGTCGCACCAGATCGCGGATGAGTAACTTTAATCTGGGGAACGCTCATGATTAAAGAAGCACGCAGCGCCGCGACCAATTGGCTAACCCGTTTCGGGCGGTACATTGCAGCCGAACCGAACCAGCAGCGACGCGACCCAGGTACGCGGATCCAGTCTAGCGATGCGTTGCTAGATTCGCAGAAGCGACGAAGGGTAATCGAGGGTGCCCGGGAGCTAAACCGCAATTTCAGCGTAGCGGCCTGGGCGATCCGCAAGCACCTGGACTACGTTTCGACATTCACATTCCAAGCAAATACCGACGACCCAGTTTTCAATGAACGCCTTGAAGCGTTAATGAACTGGTACAACCGCCCGATCAATTGCGACATCGCTGGCCGTCACTCGCTGCGCCGAATGGTTCGCCTGGCTGAGATGCGTAGGGTGCTGGATGGTGATGTCTTTCTAGTTAAGCTTCGTGATGGCAGGCTCCAGGCGATCGAAGGTGATCGCGTACGCTCGCCTGATAACCGCGTCGATCCGATGTACAACTGGGTCCACGGTATCAAGGTAGGTGCTGGCGGATCGATGAATCGTGTTGCGGTGTGGTCACGTTCGCTGGATGGCCAGTACGCCTTTGAGCGTGACATCAGCGCGGGCAACGTAATTCAGCTTGCCTACTTCGACTCGTTCGACCAGGTGCGTGGAGTAAGCCCACTGACATCCGCGATCGCGTCATTCCAGGATTCGCTGGAGGTGACCGACTACGCACGGGCCAAAGCTAAGATAACCCAGCTCTTCGCCCTCGCCATCACCCGCGAAATGGCTGATGACGATGCCGAGCTGTATGGCGATGAATACAAAGTCGATCTTGGCCGAGGTCCAGTCAAGCTTGAACTTGACCCAGGCGATAAGGCTGAGTTCCTAGAGTCCCGCCATCCATCAACAGAGTTCCAGGCGTTCCTGACGCTTAGCCTGCAAGCTGCTCTAAAGAGTTTGGATATCCCTTGGTCGTTTTACGATGAAGCGTACACCAACTTCTTTGGTTCCCGAGCTGCTCTTATCCAGTATCAGCAAGCCTGCAAGGCAAAGCGAGAAGATTTGAAAGAGATGCTGGACCGGATCACCGTCTGGAAGATCCAGCAGTGGATGGCAGCGGGAATCCTTTCGATGCCTGCGGGCGTACAGCAGATCGATCAAATCTACTGGGACTGGATCCCAGCGGGTGTGCCCTATTGGAATCCCGAGCAAGAGATTACCGGCGACCTCATGGCCGTTGAAGGCAAGCTACGCACTCGTTCAGAGATCCGCCGTGAGAAGTACGGCGACGATTGGCGGGATGTTGTCCGCAAGCTTGCCGAGGAGCGGGACTACCTAACGCAATACGGCTTCGACGAATCGACCGAAGGGCTGGTTACTGTCCCCGTGATGGCTGAGCCAGGCGTTCCGGAAGAGACCACCGAAAGCGAAGGAGAAGACAATGGGCAGCAGCCGTCTAACGATGTTTCGTAGCCAGGCTACCAAAGCACCGGCAAGCGGTGTTGATGGCCGAACGATCAAGCGGGCCAAGGTGATCGAGGCAGGGAGTCTAAACGACTCTCGGCCAATCGTCGTTGATGCTGTCACGCTCCAGCAGGTCGCTGACATCGGCAACGGTGCAACCCGCGGAATCAAAGCACGCTGGACCCACCCGCACATGTCGAGCGATGGCCTCGGGACCACCGTTGCAAGGGCACGGAATTTCCGCGTTGAGGGAAACGCTGTTTACGCTGATTTCACCATGCTTTCGGCAAGTGATAACAGTCCTAAGGGTCAGCAGGGAGCGTACCTCCTGGAGCTCGCCCAAGAGGATTCCGAGACGTTTGGATTGTCGATCGTGGCTGACTTCTCTGATGAGATGCTAGCCGCTTTGGAATCCCTCAAGCCAGGCGAAAAAGCACCATTGAGAATCAAGGGGCTGAGGGCTGTTGACTTTGTTGATGAGCCAGCCGCGACCCGTGGTGGGCTCTTTGATCTATACGACAAGCGAGACTTGGCACCGGTTGTTAGCTCGCTGATTGAGACTCACTTTTCGGGTGTTCCGAAAAAGGAAGTAGTTGAAAGACTACTTGGTTTTCTGTCGCTTCACTACGGAGAAGAAGTTATGGCTGATGCAGCGGTGGACGCTGTCGAGACTCAGCAGCAGGAACAGGCCGCACCTGTGGCACCTGCACCCGCTGCGATGAGCCTTGAGGCTGCGCAACCTTACATGGTTGCGTTTGGTGATCGGGGGGCCAAGTGGTTCCTTGAAGGCAAGACGATGCAGGAATGCCTGTCGATCGTCAACGGCGAGATTGGCGAGGCTAATGCGAAGCTGCAATCCCAGGTGGATGAGCTAACCGCGAAGCTTGCAGCGATCGAGGGAAAGCTTGGCGAGGAGCAGCCACTGAGTGCCGCTCCTGCTGGCAAGGAGTTGACCGCAGCTCAGATCGAAGCAGCAGAGCGAAAGGCTAAGCTTGCCAAGGCTGGTGCTGATGAGAAGGCGATTCGATGGGCTGGGGCGTTCGCTCCTCGCTCGAACTGATTTTTACCAACGCAACCAAAACGGAGACTTTGAATTATGGCTGATAGCTACCTGACGACGACCGACGTGGCTCACTTCAACAAGACCGACATGGACATCCTTGTTAGCGATGTCCTGGACGATGCACCATTCCTGAGCGTGCTCGCAGCACGCACCGTGCTTGGCAACACGTTCAAGTACAGCAAGATCACCGCCAACCCAGCGGTTGGATTCCGTGATGTCAACGACGGGATCGAGAACAAGAAGGGCACCTACACCAGCGTGACGCTGGATCTCAAGGTGCTTGATGCTTCGTTCGCCGTTGACATCGCAGCCGCTACCGCTGATGAGCGCGGCCTTGAACACATGATGGGAATCGAAGCACTCGCCCACATGCGACAGGCGATGGCCGAGGTTGAGCAGCAGATCTTCTATGGCACCGGAAACGATGCTGGTGGGTTTGCTGGTTTCGCTGGCCAAGCTAACCTGAACGGCTTGAGCGATGCCCAGGTTGTCGGTGCTGGTGGAACGACTTCTGCCACTGGTTCTTCGGTGTACCTCGTTCGCACCGGTGATGCTGACTGCCAAGTCCTGTGGGGACAGCAGGGCGTCATTTCGATCGGTGAACGGCAGATCGTTGAGCGTGCCGGATCCACTACTGGTCGCTTCCCAGCTTACTACCACCCAATCGTTGGTTGGTGTGGTCTGAAGGTTGGATCGATCTACAGCGTTGTCCGCATCGCCAACCTGACTGCCGACTCTGGTAAGGGATTGACCGATAGCCTGATTGCTCAGGCTTTGGAAAAGTTCCCTGCTTCCCGCGGTCCCAACTACATCGTGATGAACCGACGTAGCCATCGTCAGTTGCAGTCCAGCCGGACCGCGACCAACCCAACGGGAGCACCTGCACCATTCCCCTCGGAGTCGTTCGGGGTGCCCATTGTGGTTACGGATCAGATCGGCAGCACCGAAACCCTGTTGACCTGATCCTAGTCCACTGAGGTAAGCAATGACAACAGCCCTGGAATCCGCAGTCATCGCCGCACATAAGGCCGCACGCTCCATTCATGGAGTGTCGATCACCTACACCCGCGGTGCTTCATCTGTGACGATTTCCAGGGCTGTCCCTGGCCGGTCGGTTCACGATGTCACGCAGGATGGATCGGTGATCGAGCAGATCAA